TTTGAAATGGTACGACACTTGGAGAACTTCACCCCAGGCAAAGTCATTCATCGCAACTGACTGGCAACGCTTGGGAATGGTTGCATTCATTTTCGAGCTTTACCTGGCAGAGCCAAAGGCAACACTTCTTTCAGAGATCCGTCTCAATGAAGAACGCCTCGGAGCGACGATCGTCGATCGTCAGCGAGCTCGCATGAATGTCGAACGAACTGAAACTAAGAGCGCGCAAGTCTTATCTCTTGCACCTGGATCTTCAGCTCGCGACCGAATCGCAAAGCGAGAAGCTGCGAAGTGATCGTTGACCGTCACGGTGCGGTCATCACTCGTCCTGAAGGTCTTCCTGAATATTCCCTCGGATACGAGATCATCGACTGGGTAGAAAATTTTCTACTTCAGCCAGATGGACCCAATGCCGGTGAACCTTTCAGCTTTACCAGGGAGCAAGAAGACTTCCTTCTTTGGTGGTACGCCATCGATGAAGCTGGGCGCTTTGCTTTTCGCAGAGCTGTTCTTCGCAGATCCAAGGGATGGGGCAAGTCGCCATTTTTGGGCGCGATCTGTCTTGTCGAGCTAGTCGGTCCCTGCCGCTTTGATGGCTGGACTGGCAAAGGCAAGCAGAAGTCACCAGTTGCAATTCCGCACTCGATGCCCTGGATCAATCTCGCCGGTGTCTCTGAAGTCCAGACAACAAACACCATGAGCGTCGTTCTCTCGATGCTCGATGGATCAGCTCTCGTCGATGAGTACGGTCTCGACGTTGGCATGACTCGAATTTATACACCAGGAGGCGGTCGCCTTGTCCCAATCACAGCATCAGCTCCCAGCGCTGAAGGTGCTCGCCCATCTTTCGCAGTCATGGACGAAACACATCACTGGTCCGAGTCCAATGGTGGCGCAAAGCTGGCTCGCGTTATTCGACGCAACCTTGCAAAGTCAAGAGACGGCGCAGCTCGCGCAATCGAAACAACCAACGCTCACGCACCAGGCGAGGAATCGGTAGCCGAAAAGTCTTTTCAAGATTTCCTCTCTATTCAAGAGGGACGCAGTAAATCAACAGGTCTTCTCTACGATTCCAGAGAAGCTCCAGCTGAGATCGATCTTGCAGATCGCACAGCTTTGATCCAGGGATTGAAAGCAAGCTACGGCGATGCTTCCTGGGTTGATCTTGAGCGAATTGCAGATGAGGTCTACGACCCTGGCACTCCCCCAGAAGAATCACGACGCTTCTATCTCAATCAGATCGTCGCCGCAGCTGATGCCTGGATTTCACCGGCTGAATGGGATGCCAACCATCGCGAAGATCTCGAACCTTTGGCAGAGGGTGACGCAATCACACTCGGCTTCGATGGATCTTTGACAGATGACTCGACTGCACTCGTTGCATGTCGACTTTCAGATGGTGCTCCATTCCTTCTCGGACTTTGGGAAAAGCCAACAGGTCCGCAAGGTCAAGGATGGCACGTACCAAAAGACCAAGTCAGAGATCTAGTCGGTCACACCTTTGCCAACTATGACGTCATCGGATTCTTCTCTGACGTTGCTTACTGGGAAACAGACGTCGACTATTGGCGTGAACAGTACGGCGAACAGTTACTGATCAAGGCAACAATCAAACATTCAATCGCCTGGGATATGCGCGGCCATGCAGCCGACACAGTCAGAGCAGTTGAAGCACTCAATCGAGCCATCGTTGATGGAGAGTCTCCACATGATGGCGACCTAAAGCTAGGTCGACACGTAAAGAATGCACGTCGACGTCCCAATCGATGGGGCGTCTCCTTCGGAAAAGAATCGCGGGAATCCCCGCACAAAGTCGACGCACTCGCTGCGTTCGTACTGGCAAGAATGGCACGCCAAAGAGCCCTCGCAGAAAACGTCATCGGCAAGCGCCGAGTCGCAACTGGTCGTCTCGTTGGCTTCTAACTATTAGAGAGGAGCTCGAAGTGGCAATGACCACCGCAGCTGTTGAGAGTCTCGCAGCTGAAATGATCGAGCATCAAAAGCATCTCAAGTCTCGCGATGGCCGTATTGGAAAGATCGAGCGCTACCTGGCTGGAGATCACGATTTCCCTTACATGCCAAAGACAGCGAAGAGCGAATACAAGCACCTCGCGCAGAGATCGATCACCAACTGGCTTCCACTGATTGCCGACACTTTTGCAAAGGGTCTCTTCGTCGATGGATACCGACCAGCAAAGGCCTACGACAATGCTGCGCCTTGGACTTACTGGCAAGCCAACGGTCTTGATGCACGTCAGACGATCACACATCGCGGAGCTTTGGAATATGGCGCAAGCTATGTCCTTGTCCTTCCTGGAGATCGCTCACCGCTGATCCGTCCTCTCTCACCAACTCGAACTCATGCTCTCTATGCCGATCAAGATGATGAGTGGCCTGTCTATGCACTCGTCGAATCTGGCAATGATGGAGCTGGAAAACTTTGGCGCCTTTATGACAATGAAGCCGCCTACACACTTCGCATCGGAAAAGATTCCGATAAGCCTCAGCTTTTGCTTACCGAATCGCACAACCTCGGAGTCACTCCGCTTGTCCGATTCCGCAGCTCTCTATCGGATAACTCCAAGGGAATCATCTTCCCATTGATGACAATTCAAGATCGCGTCAACGAAAGCGTCTTCTCATTGATGATCGCTCTCCAATACGCTTCTTTCCGTCAACGTTGGGCGACTGGTCTTGCAATTCCTGTCGCAGAAGATGGCAAGCCGATTGAACCTTTCAAGTCAGCTGTCGATCGTCTTTGGGTAACAGATTCACCAGATGCAAAGTTCGGCGACTTTGATCAGACAGAAGTCTCAGGACACTTGGAAACTTACGCCTCAACAGTTCGCTCGATGGCAGCTGTTGCACAGACTCCCCCTCACGTTCTTCTCGGTGACTTGGTCAATCTTTCAGCTGATGCACTTGCAGCGGCAGAGGCTTCAACTCAGCGCAAGATTGGTGAGTACGAAACAATCTTTGGCGAGAGCTGGGAGCAGGTTCTTCGCCTAGCTGCCGCAGCTGATGGAGACGTTGCATCTGCTCAAGATGAATCTTCTGAAGTTCGCTGGCGTGATACTGAAGCTCGATCACTAGCTCAGACAGTCGATGCACTCGGCAAGATGGTCCAGATGCTCGGAGTCCCAGCTGAAGCAGCTTGGGAAAGAATTCCAGGAGTGACAGATCAAGACGTCGAACGTTGGAAGACACTTCGCACGCAAGGAGACGTCTTTGGCGCTCTCTTGGGCGACATACAGCGACAGAACACGCCGCAGGCAATCACGACTCCTCAGGCGTAGCCCGTGGGATTCGTTGAACAGGCACGACTTGCAGAGTCTCATCGCTTAGCTCAGGCAAAGCTTCAAGCTCTCGCAGTCCAGGACATGGCAAAGGCTTTTCCACTGCTTGACGTCAACAATATTGACAGAAGCTTTGGACCATTCTTTGAGTCAGCTTATTCATCGATCACCGCAAGACGAACAATGAGCTCAGCTCTCGGAGCTGCCTTCTACGATGGAATCCGTAAAGATTACAATCTTGACAATCTATTCACTCCCATCCTGGAGTCCGTCCCACCAGCTGACAAAGTCTTCACCTCGCTTCTTGTCACCGGACCGATTGCCATGAAGAAGAATCTTGCAGCTGGCGTCGATCCTTTGATAGCAAAGCAGTCGGCTCTCAAAACGGTTTCAAAAGCTGCTCAGCGTCACACGATTGATGGTGGCCGAGAGACTGTCAGGAAGTCAGTTGCTCGAGATCGATATGCGATCGGATGGGCTCGTCTCACCGATGGCAAGCCTTGCGCGTTCTGTGCGCTCCTAGCTTCTCGAGGACCTGCCTACAAATCTGAAGGCACCTCAAAATTCAGATCTCATGATGGATGCGGATGCACAGCTGTCCCCGTCTTTGATGCGAATGCCCCCTGGCCTGGCCGAGCTCAAGAATTTCGAAAAGCTTATGACGAAAATATTTCAGGCAAGTTCGTCGGTGGAGATGGAAACAACCCAGCTGTCAAAGCCTGGAGAAACTACTACGACATCAAAGTTGAACCGACTCCGATCAATTCGGCGCGAGCTGTTGCAAGCAACCTGGTCGAAAAGGCTCGCAAAGTTGAGCCAGTTCTTACAGATCAGATGGAAACTCTTGCGGCTAAAAACAACGCAGAGCTCAAAGGTCTTGAATATCGACTCAAGGGTGAAGATTCGCTTACACGAAAAATTCTCAAGGACGTCGAAGAAGGCAAGGGCCTTGTCACCGCTGAAGAAATCGGCGGAAAAATTTTCGACGTCAATCGCTACACAATGCAGCTGGCAGATGACGAATATGTCTCAGGAGCTCAGGCCATCATCGATGAGCTTGAAGAGACCGGACATTCTCTCAAAGTCAAAAACTATTGGACTGTCGACGATAACCCTTACCAGGGAATCAATATCCAGGTCACTGCACCAGATGGCACTCAATTTGAGCTCCAACTTCATACGGGCAAGTCTCTTGAAGTAAAAGAAGGCGAACTGCACTCAATCTATGAGCTGGCTCGCAAAGAAAAGAATCCGCTCAAGCTTGCTGAATATGATCGCCAAAGCTTTGCAGCTGCGAAAAAAATCCCCGTGCCTAAAGGTATCGAAACGGTTGGCTCAAGAAGTGCGGCAGCTGCGCCGAAGCCAGTTGCTCCCTGGAGACAAAAATTTGATGATGCAAAGAAGAGACTTCCGGCGGATCGATCCAGGATCGGTCGCAGAGGTGGAAGAGATCTGACAGCTGTTGAGCTCAAAGAACTTGATGACGCGAAGAAGGCCCAGGACTTCGTTGAGCGTTGGGAAAAAGACCTAAAAAATGCCACCTCGAAAAATGATGAAGTTCTAAAGCAGGCACTTTTCAAAGAATTCGAGAAAACAACGGGAATCGCGCCAACTGTCAATCAATACGGCACAGTCCC